GATGGGAAGATGCAGACATCCGCTTAACGTTGGACCTGCTGTGCGACGAAGAGGGCGATTGCTTTGACAAACTGGCGGCGATTAACGGCATTTTTAAAGGCCAGGACAAAGGAGCAAACCCTAAGATTTACGATGTCACCAGCCGCCATCTGCGAGCCCGAGGTGTCAAACGAGTGGTGTTCTCCGGGTTACAGTCGGACGATGACGATCAGACTGATATGGTCCGTGTGGTCATGGCCTTTTCCGAGCATATTCCGGGTGTGGTAAAGCGGGAAAAACAGGTGGCAAAATCCACGCAGGCGGTGGGCAGCGGGAGCCCGGGTGCGCCTTCTGTAACTGCTGTGCCGGCGGCTGCCGCGAATATCTTGGTTGATAACTCTCTGGTCAAGGGTTTCAAAGAGGGATTCAAGTGATGGAGATCTCCGGGATCCGCGTCGATATTTCAATCGGCAATTATGAAACATTCGGTGCACCTCGCTGGTGGATCGACTCAGAGCGGCATATGCCCCTGAATCGTGCCGGCATCACCCTCCCCGATCCGGAAGGCACCCTGGGCCAAACTATCAAGAAAGGCGCTGCAGTAGAGTTCAGCCTGGGATACCGTGACCAGGCACCAATGATCTGGACCGGAACGGTGACCGGAACCCGCCCGGGTGAAACGCGAGACGAGCTGGAGATCCTGGCAGCAGACAAGTCGCTGGCGCTTACAACAACGACCATTTGCCAGGGGTGGCAGGATGAGACTCCGGAGGCAATTATTCGTTATGCAGTCCGTCAGTCAGGGTTGGCCGTCGGCAAGATCGACTCGCCCGGCGTTACCATTCCCCGCTTCGCCGCTGCTACGATTCCGGTGTGGCACGTGGCGCGAAACCTGGCGCAGAGTTGCCACCGGGCATTCGGGATGGATATGAAAAAATGGGCGCTCTGGCTCGGCTCCGAGGGGGTGAACTGGGGCGATCACGATGAACCGGGGAGCGTGCCGATAATCGCCCTGGGCGAAGGGTTGATCGATCATCAACCGTCAGCCGATGGTAACGGCTTGTCTCTTGTTGAGACCTTCCTCCTCCCGGACCTGATGCACTCCCGGCAATTCCGCCTGCTGGACGGGTACCGGGGAATCGATAGTCGTTTTCGTGCCCTGCGGGTTCGTCATGAGGGCTCTCCCGATCGGGCGAGAACATTCCTTTGGTACGGGGTGGAACATGGCCGGCTCTAATCCCGACTTTCTGTCTCTGCTCCGGCGAGCGGTTGAGCTGGTGATGCCGAACCTGCGGCACTACTATCGTGTGCCGCGCAAGGGGCGGGTGGTGAAGTCCTACGCATCGGATGGTAGTTACTGGGCAGATGTGCAGCCGCTTCGAAATGACGACTCGGTGGATGAGAAAGAGCCGGTTATCTCTAAGGTGGAGATCCCGGTACTCTGGGGCGGACCTGAACGTGGCGTGGTCTGTCCCCCTGCAGAGGGGACGTATTGCGATATCACCTATTACGACGGGGATCCCCATTACCCCCGGATCAGTAATTTCCGCTGGGCGAAAAACGGCGCTCCGTCAGTCGACCTGGACGGATTCATTATCCAGCAATCGGCTGGTTGTTACTTCCTGGTAAAACCTGACGGGACGTTCGAGTTGAAAGGGAACGGGAAGTGGATTGGCTCCCTGACGGTCACCGCCGGGATACATTCTGACGCCGCGATTACCTGCGACTCTACGGTTTCCGATCACACCAGGTCGTTAGACGGCGATCGAACAATTTATAATGGGCATCATCATGGTACCGGCCCCGCGCCGACGGAGAAAATGTGATGGACGATGTATTCGGTCAGGACATCAAACTGGGTACAGACGGCCAGGCTCTGGTGGCGGCCAACGGCGAGCTGATCCTGACTGTCGGGGTGGAGACCGGACTCCAGGATATCCGCCTCGGTCTACAGCAACCCCTTGGCGAGCTGTTTTATGACAGCGAGTTCGGCTCACTCATCCACCTGTGGATGAAAGAAGAAAATACCGGGTCAAACCGCGCCGGCCTGGTTGCCGAGGTGGAAACCCGAATTGAAAACGATCCACGGGTTAAACTGGGGTCGATCACCTGCAGCGTCCTGAAGTGGGACGAAACGGGCATCGATCTGCAGGCGTCATTCGAGTTCATAACCGAAGATCAACCGTACAACCTGGTCGTCAGCTATGACGCCGAAAAGAAAGAAATGGTGGTGAAAGATGTCAATCCTCGACCTGGTATCTAAAAGTCTCGAGACAATCCGTCAAGAGATGTTTGACCGCCTTTCTGCCGTGCAGGAGGAATACGTTGCAAAGGGGTGGTTGCCGATCCGGCTGAACCTGAACAAGGGTATTGTCAGGGGTATGATTGAGCTGTGGTGTTGGGGCTTGTGGCAGCTTTATCAATTCCTGGCGCTGATCCTGAAACAGGCGTTTGCCGACACGGCGACCGGGCTCTGGCTGGATCTGCATTGCAAGGCGGTGGGGATTACCCGCAAGGCTGCCACCAAGGCGACCGGCACGGTCTACTTTACCCGGGCGGGAGTTGCCGGAAACGTGCCGATCCCAGCCGGCAGGGTGATCCGGACCGAGCCAGACGGCACCGGTACGGTTTACCGGTACGTGACCACGGAAGATGCCGTTCTGCAGGTGGGTAGCACCGAGGTGGCGGTTGCGGTTGAAGCCGAGGATTACGGCACGGCCGCAAATGCGACGGCCGGGCAGATCAGTGTGATTGTAACGACTATCCAGGGCGTCGACGGGGTAGAAAACCGCGCGGGGTGGTTGACCAGCGAGGGCTCCGACGAGGAGCTGGATGAGCCGCTGAGACAACGCTATGTATTGGCCTGGCAGGCGCTGTCCGGCTGCACGAAGTACGCGTACCAGGCATGGGCGCTGTCGGTACCTGGCGTGGTTGCAGCCACGATCCTTGACCAGCATCCTCGCGGTGAGGGAACGGTGGATGTGGTTATCCGAGGAACGGCGGGACTCCCGACACAGACGCTGATTGATGCCGTTGACGCGGTAGTGGTGGCGAATCGGCCGATCAATGACGACACCGTGACCAAGGGGCCAACGGCGGTACCTGTTACCCTTACCGCACAATTATCAATTACGGGGGGGGATCCCGTTGCCATTATGGCTGAAGCCGAAAACCGGGCACGGGCCTTGTTTGGCACGGTAACGGTCGAAGGGGTTATCCCGTTCGACACCGGTGATGACGGAACCATCGACCGGCTGAAATGGCCGATGATGATCGAACATGTCAAGAAGATCACCGTGACCAGTCCGGTGGCTGATGTTGCCGTTGATATCGATGAGTGGGTTACGCTGCAGGCGCTGAACCTGACCTATGTGATAGCGGAGGCGTAGTGGGGCTCTTCTGGTCATATTTCAAATTTGAGTTGCGCCTGCCGTTCATTCAGCTCCCCGGCCCGCTGGCCATGCTGGCTGAAGGTGCGGCCACATTACTGGACACGGTCCGGGACACCATTATCACCCTCCGCGATCAGTTCTTCGCCGATACCTGCGAAACGGTGTACCTGCCGAAATTCGCCCGTAGCCGGGGCATCGTCCGCGCTCCCCTGGAGCCGGAGGAGAGCTTTTACAGCAGGGTGAGGCTGGCGTACCTCTGGCACAAATACGGCGGCAGGGAATCGGCCATGCAGCAGGTTCTGGAGGCGTATTTCGGCTTTGAGGGAATTCAGATTGTCAACCTCAGGTCTGAAGACGTGGCAAAATGGGCAGAGTTCCGCGTGGTGATCAATTCCTTCGGCACCGCCACCGAATACAACGAGGATCTGGTGAGGTGGGCCGTAAACGAAATCAAACCGGCGCGATCGCTTCTGGAGCATGTGCTGCCGCCGTTGCCGCCGGTACGGTTCCGCGCCGGGGAGTCGGCCGCCGGTGAGGAGCTGCTGCGCTGGAATAACGAGGCGATTCCCCAGGGAGTGAATATCCTCACGGGCGATGCCGGTACGATCCTGACCGATGATTCCGGTGAAGTTGTACTGACCACGTAAAAAGGAGATTCCATGATGCGCATTTTGACCGTGCTGTTAATTCTGGCTCTATCGACCCCGGCCTGGGGCGCGAAAACGGTATTCAACAACGGCAACCCTGCCACCGGGCAGCGGGGCACCATCGTCACCGCAGAGTTTCTGAACGCCACCAACAACCACCGCCATGACGGTCAGGCTACGGACGGCAGCGGCGTCAATGACTATTACCTGGATACCGGTGCGGTCAATACGTTGGCGATCGCGCCGAACCCGGCACTGACCGCGCATGTTGCTGGTCTGCCGCTGTATGTCAAGGTGGGGCATACCAATACCGGTGCCTGTACGGTGGCGGTGAATGGGTTAGCCGCAGTGGCAATCAAAAACAGAGACGGCTCTGCTTTGATCGCAAACCAGCTGCGGCAGGGACAAGTTATCCTGCTGGCATATGACGGCACCTATTATCAACATGTGACGAATACCGCCGATTATGCCGCCCTGTCAGGGAGTACCGGGCAGGTGTTTCGTGTGGCCAACCCGGTCGGTAATAATGACGCTGTTCCTCTTGGCTACGGCGACGGCCGTTATGAGCCAAAACGCGCCCTGGCCACAGGATCATCTTTGTATAAGAGGATGATTGACCGTTCAGTGGATGGGGATGTCACGCCATATGTTTCAGAGGGTGCCTATGTAGTCCCTTGGTGGACAACGGGTACCAGTGAAAGCGGTATTATTACGGTCCCGGCGAATGTCACTAAGCTTCGGGTGAATGTGGCGCTGGGGTTAAGTTGGTGGACATTCACGGACACAGACTGGAACCCTTTTACTGTCGAATTGCGAGTGGTGCATGTAGCTCAGGTAAGCCCTCTGATTGAGGTCGCTCAGTCGGCATTCTATCGTATGCCTGGCCCGTCTGGAGTGTCTAACGTTTACAACCACACTATGGTATTCACATCTAAAGTATTCTCGGTGCAAGCAGGACAAACATTCCGAATTGAGTTGAGTGGGGTGCCAAATTGGACAGGTAACAAGTATTTCCACTTGCGTACC